AACCCTTTGTTTTTCTATTGAAACTTTTCTTTTCATATCAGGCAATATTATATGTCTGCTACTCAAAGACTCGTGTTGGAAATTATCCTTAAGATATTTTATTCCCCAAGAGGTTCCTTTTTGACCAAATAATTCGCTAATTACATTTGGAAGAGATTCTGTGTAACCACAGGTAAAACAATGAAATAGCCCTGTATCAGTTCGAACACCACAACTAGGTTTTCGTTCTTGACCCCCTTTATGTGACGGACAATTCGTCATTATGTAGTCATTAACCCTTTTTGTTTGGTCAAAGTACAATCGCCCATTTTCTGCCAAGTCCCTTCTTAAAACTGCCAACACAGTCTCAATATCTGTATCCAGTATTAAATCATTGTTTACAACTATCATTAGAAAATTACATCCCCACTACTTCTTCTATTAAATTGTTCTTTTAGCTCTTTACAAGTTTCTTTAGGATTCATTGCATCCGGGTCATTTTCTGTTGGAATATATATAAACCTTCCTGTGTCAATATCCCAATTATAACACAGTTTATCTCCAACTTTACACTCTCTGCCTTTAACTATCTCACATACAACACAATCATCTTTCTGTGTTATGGTTAGCATTGTTGTAGCATCTTGTGAAATTCTATCACTACCGGCAAACATATCAGTCCCAGCACTCTCACCATTTCTCTGTGCTACTGCGGCACTTCTGCTTAATTGTGCGGCAACTAATATAGGTATTTTTACTTGAGTTTGCATAATTTTAAGGTCCATACTAATATCTTCATATTTTTCGTGTCTTATTCTGGCACCTCTGGCATCGTCCATTAAACTATATTGGTCAATACCTAACAACTCGATTCCATACTTTTCTATAAATGCTCTTAATTTAGGAACAGTAGCAGGACCACCTAGTATTTTAGGTGTAATAATTAACAATTTACCTTTTATATCTTTAATTTTATTTATGTGGGCTGTGTACTCTTCTTTTACCTCTGAGTGACCTTTAGAAATTTTAAAGTTTGAAATATGGCTCAAGAATGTATCAATACGATAACCTACTTTGTCCTCACTCATTTCACCACTATACAGACCAACAACTTTACCTTGTTTAACAGCTTCCAATAAAAAGAAGTATAGCCACCAAGATTTACCTTGGTTTGTTCTACCACCAATTACACCAAACTCTTCTTCACAATCCCATCCACCCATTATTTTATCTAATTCAACAAATCCGGTGGATATATAGGAATTTTTAGTTCCGCCGTTACACTTATCCAAATACTTTTCGTATCTTAAATGGGCATCGGCAATAAGGTCTGTTACCGGAACAGCTTTTGCTGTATCAAGTCTAGATAGCTCATCTATGGCATATTGCACGGCATTTCTACTGTCACCGTTAGTTAGTATGCCAGCTACTTTTTGTACGATAGGTAATGCCTTGTTATATGTGTTCTCTTCTTGTATCTTATCCAACAGATAATTACTACTTTCGTTTACCTGTATAAATTTAAAATCAGGAAAAGCATTTATAAAAGTTTCTTTATCACAAACAGTACCATATTCTTCGTAATGTTGGCATATAAAATCAAATTCTTTTATGTAGTTTGGAAAGTATGTTCTATCTAAAGCGTTTAATCTAATGATTGAAAAATCCTTAGTAGAAAGCAACCAGTTTAAAAATTGAAGCTCAATCATAGATTCGTACCTCTCAAATCACAGCAAGTAAATGTTATAACCTCACTTGCTTTAAATATTCTGCTATGTAATCTAGGTGATATTGACTGCAATACATCATTACTAGCATTAGTTGTATAAAAATTAGACTTTCCACTATTTAACCTATCGTCCAATATATAGAATAATTGTTTTTGTTCAAAGTCTGTTAATGTGTCTGTTAGAACATCGTCCCACACAACAACATCTACATCCCGAACATTATCTTGTATATATTGTGAATATTCGGTAATATTTCCTTTTAAACCTTGTAAAAATTTGGTTGTATTAACAAACAATCCTCGTGGTTTAAAGTCCGTAGAATTCCAGATTTCGTCGAAATAAGACATTAACAGTTTACACATCCAACTTGTTTTTCCGTTCCCTGTGTTGTAAGACATAACAACAAGATTCGTACCTTCTTGTATATATCTAACAATGTTTTTCTTAATGTATATAAGTCTGGAAACAGCGTTACTATCCTGCTCTGGACACAATAGATTTATAGGACCTTGCTGTCTTCTTGTTAATAGACTTGTTTCTGCTAGATAATGCATCTTAATATGTCTAATACATTGTCTATTGCAATCTGGTGTATCATACATCTGACACACATTTTTATACCAGCAGTCGTCTTTGTTAAAAATATGTTTGTATTCCATACAATATTATATCCTTGTTTTACACAATTTGTCCTGTAAATTTAACCTCAGTTGTAGTTGCCTCATAATATTTTGGTGTTTGTTTCATAGCATCTAATTGCTCTTTTGTTATGTGTTTTGGTCCACAATTAGAAAGAGTAGCATTACCTTTTGTTGGGACTAATAATAAACTTCCGTCTTTTTGTTTAATTTTCTTTTGTTTCATTGATTTTTCGTGATTACTAAACACATACATAAGAGTTCTGTGACCACAAGCCATACATTGAATAATTAAATTATTAACAATGTCCTCGTCCTCTATTTTTAGCATTTCAACTACAATATCGGCATTTTTATCTATCATTGTTTTAGTAGCACTACAACCCAATTCTACAATACTTCCAATCCATTCACAAAATGTATCTTTAATATTTTGCGGAATTAGTTGTTCATAACTTCTTAAGAAGTGATTTGTTAAATTCTTAACGATGCCCTGCTGTTTTCTTGCACTGGTATCCCTAACAGTTTCCTGGGTGTTCTTAATATCTTTTACATAAGTTTTTGATATATTTTGTAGATTCTGATTAGGTTTAACAGTTTGCTGTAATTTTTTTAAAATTGAATTTGAATTAGTAGTGTCCGAAATCTCTGATTTTGGCAATATATTATTATCTTTAGATGATAATATATAATTATTATTTATATTATTAATATCCTTATTATTTATATTATTATGGGTGTAATTTTTTACACTACTTTCTTGGTTAGTAGTGTAATTTTTTACACCTGAGGCAGTGTAATTTTTTACATCCAGCTCTTCACATACTTCAGGTTCTACTACATTAGGAATATCTGGAATTTTGTTGTCTGTTACATCTTGTAGTAGTACACAAATTGTTCTCTTGTTTTTGTTGTTAATGTCCTTTCGAACTAATCCTAATTCCTCTAATCTATTAATGCTGTTTATAACGGTTCTTTTACTGATTTCATATATGTTGGAAAAATATGTATTGTTTGCCCAACAATAACTATATTTAGAACATAGTGACCTTATCTCGCCAAATATTAATTTCTCTATCCAAGACAATCTTTTATCAAATCGTACCTCGGAAGGTATTGTAATGCTGTAAGACGGTTTATTCATATTACACCCCTTTAATAATGTGGTAGTGTCTAATTATACCTGTTTGCTCCGAATTATACAATACCTGTGATTCTATAAAATTATAATCTGCAAGTTGTTCAACTAATCCAGGTATTCTATTTGTGTTTAAACCTATCTCCTCAAAATAAGAATCTTTAATAATGCAAGTTCTTGTAGCATTCATTGTTGATGTTAGTTCAATAAATAGCAGTTTTGCTTCACATTCTATGGTTTTATTATATCTAATAGCAGGTCCTACAATAGAATCAAAAGATGCGTGTTCCGCATACCACTCAGCTTGTTGCACTAATTCCGTAACTGTCATATTATTTGCCATATATACCTCCAAAATACTAATTTTAAGAACAAAAAAAATCGCAAACAAAAAACCTATCGCCATTATCTACAACTCCCGCATAGTAGATAATAACAATAGGTTTAGTCTGCGATTACTCGCTAACTCCTACACAACATCTTCTCCACACAATATATTAGTATATATTTGCGGGAGCTAACATACTGTGTAGAAGTTATTAAGTTTTTTATATTATAAAATATTATAACAATATTGTCAAGTATTTTTTTAAATATTATTTTGATTTTTTATGCCTATATGGCATAATTCTAGATGTTTGACTATGTACTATAAAAGGTGCCAATTCTTTAGCGTCAATTCTTCCGTTAGCTATTGCCATAGCAATTTCATTTTCATCTACATATTCATTCGTATGTATAAATTCAAAGTAATGTTCCCTTGTTTTAAAGTATGCCAGAACTTTGTTCATATCTAAAGAACTGTTATCTATTATTTGCAAGGCTACCTGACCCAACTCTGGAATAAAAACATCTTTTATGTCCAACTCAAACATCATATTTTTAATGGTATCTTTTTGCTGCTTTTGTTTCTTTTCCATTAATTTAAATTTATCATTATCTTCCAAATACTCTCTGACAACTTTTTCTAGAGACTCCATTTTTAATTGTTTTGTTTGTTCGTCCATAATTCCTCCATTTGACAAGCACATTTTAGTTATACAAGGAGTTACTGTTTAATTAGACTTATTGTATAAGTCTTAACAAATCCCTTTTATTTCTAATTTTAAACTGTCCATCAACTAACATATCTGAATAGCTTTTCTTTCTATATATTATATCGTAAATTGTTTCATCTATTGTATCTTTGCAGATAAGATTTATTACATTTACTCTATTTACCGAACCAATTCTGTAACATCTTTTATAGGCTTGTGCATAGTTGGCGTAAGTCCAAGGTAAATCTAAGAATATGGCTGTGGTTGCGGCTGTTAATGTAAGACCTGTTCCCATAGCACCGATAGTGCCCACACAGACTTTACAATTCTCCTCATTTTGAAATCTATTTACAGAATTCTGTCTGTCTTCGTCTTTAACTTCGCCTGTAATTACAGCCGGATTATACTTATTTAATCTTTCTACAACCTTGTCTGTCATTGTTCTCCAATTACTAAAAATTAAACATTTTCTTCCATTGTCCACAATGTCTTGAACAAGTTGGTCTAACCGGTCTAATTTACAACTTTCTTGTATTGTAGAGCTTACTATAGATGTATCACCTGTAGCTTGTCTGAGTCGTAATAAATAAACTAATGGGTTAGGTGAATTAACAATTAAGTCTGCTTGGTCTAATATTTCCTCTTTTATGTCGTCATAAATTTTTTGTTGTCTTGAATTCATTTCCACATATTCAACAGTCTCTGTTAATTCCGGTAAATCTAATACCTCGTCTGTTTTCCTTCTTAGCATACAGGTTGTAAGAATTTTTCTAAGTTCCTGTAAATTCCTATAACCGCTTACTTGAGTATTATTAAACCCAGAAGTATTACAGTAATAGTTTTTAAATGTAGAATAATTAGACCTTTCCACATCTATCCATTTTAGGGCTGTATAAATGTCTAAAGGTCTATTCATAACCGGAGTTCCAGTCATTGCTATCTTATAATCGTAATCTTTTAATTTTAATAAATTCTTGGTTTGCTGAGATGTAGGTGTTATAATTTTATGTGCTTCGTCTAAAATAATACAGTTTATTCTTTTGTTCTTTTGCAAAGCCTTTATAAACTTATCATTTCTAAGTGTTTCTATATTGGTAATAAGAAAAAATTCTTCTCTGTTGTTAATATCTTCTATTTTTTCTTGCATAGAACCAATATATGCTTTCCCATTTTTTCTATATCTAAGACCGAGTATATGACATTGTTCGTGTGTATGCTTTTCTACTTCGGCTTGCCAGTTAAATTTTGTCGAATTAACTCCACAAATAATTAAGCATTGTTGAGTGTGGTTTAATTCTTTATGACAGCAGGCTAATAGTAAACTTTGTAAGGTTTTACCTAAACCCATTTCGTCAGCAAGTAAAAATTTATCGTGCTTAAGACCAAACTGTATACCGTCTTTTTGGTATGAAAATGGTTCGGTTTTATATTTAACCGTTTGTGGAATAGTAGCATTATTCTCTACTGTTTTATCGTATACGAGTTGTATAGCATAACTACCACATATTTTAATAATCCAACCCAATTTACTTAGGGGTATTTCCCAGGTTTTTGTATCTTTATCATACCTTCTACAATCTAAACCTCTTATCTTATCAATAACGAATTGATTATAAGCGTCCATACTGACGAAAATACTATTTATTCCCGGTAACTGTTTTGTTTTAGATATTTGGAGTTTTATCATATATTATATTATATCTTAAATTTTTTGTTATTTTATTATTAAAATTCTAAACATATTTGAATTTTATATTCGCTTTTTGCAAGGACTGACCGTCCTACTTGGTTTATTCAAACTGTGTCATATAGTCAAATGCAACTATTTCAGCGGCTTCTTGACAGAAACTTTGAACACTATTTTTTGCTTCAACTACATTATTTGCAAGAGTTTCGTACCTTTGAAACTCTCCATTTTTTGTTTTAACGCAAACGAGATATTTTTTCATACTTTTCTCCTTTTGAACTATCGGCACTTGCAACCGTGTGTTCCGTGGCATTAAGGGCTTTCGCCCTTGCTCTGCTTTATCTTTGTATTATTTCAACTTTGAAGGCAACCCACCACAAAGTCTTGAAAGAGCAATTTTTGCACCTCTTTCATTTTTATATTCCTTGTTGTGCCAACGCTTACCATAAACATTTGAGCATTTCAAAGTTGCTGTTCCATTGTAATTAACAGTGATACTATAACTTCCGCAACCGTCTTTATAAATAGTTTTCATTTTAGTTACTCCTTTGTGTTATTTGTTTTGTAATTATAGTATATACTATAATATATGGTTTGTCAAGTGTTTTTTAAAATTATTTTTAATTATTTTTAATTTTTTTAAAATAAAAAAAAATCCCTACCTGTGAACGAACGAAGCCAGGTAGGGAGGGTGTATATAAAGTGGACACTAGCCACAATATATCAAAGTATCATTGAATTCTTGAAAGAGCCACAGTATAACCCATTTGAATGAGTCTATCTACGCATTCTTGCATAGAAGGTTGATATGTCTCTGCATTGGCAACATCGTTTAATCTGTTTTCTAACTCTTGAATTCTAACAACTTTTTCTGCTAGTTGTTCTTCGAGTTCTCGAACTGAATCTGAAAGCATTTTTGCTTGTGCTTGCCAGTCAATTTCAGGTTCTACTACAACTTGTACGGATTCTTCAACAGAAGCCGCATTTTCTTCTATATAATTTGAATTTATGGCATAGAAAGAAGTATTATTTCCTTTTTGAATGCCTAATTTAATATGTTTTTTAGCGAGTGGGTCATATCCATAAACAACACCACTCTTAGATACTGCCGCATATTTCTGTTTGTTGTTTGGAACAACATAGTTATTATAGAAATTTGCTACTTGGTCACTAGTAACAACATCTATTAATGTACATATTCCTTCAATATCCCTAATATTTTTAGGGTCTACTTTATTCGTTGACATAGTATTTCTCCTTATTATATTTTAGTGGTTGGCTACTCCAATTCTTCTAAAGTTTCTTCATTAACTTCTTGTTTCTGTGCAACAGGTTGCTTAATACCTTTTTCAGAAAATGCTTTTTCTGTTAATGCGTCCAACTTTTCTTTAGCATCCTTATACGCGTTTTTTGATATGTATGCCTTTAATTTGTTCTTAAGAATATCAAAAACTGAAATGCTTAACATACCATAAACTAAAGAATCTGAAATTACAGCACTCCAAACAATTTGTGTGAAGTCAAAACCAACATAAATAATATTCCATAGTGTGTATAGAACTAATGCTACACCAATAGGAATATAAACAATATTGCTCGTAATTACAGATTTGTCCACATCAACATCAAGTAGTGTTTTTGCTTGTTTTACAAAGGTGTCGGCTTTATTAATAATCGGTTTTTTAATTAGGTTTGTAATTACAATTACTAGAAACATAATAATTACATTTACCGCACCGTAATCAACGAGCAAAGAATTTACCCAAGAGATGATTTCCATTTTATTACCCTCCATTTTTATTTAGTATATAGTTTAAAATAGTGCTCACAGATTTCTTTGTTATTTATAAATTGTTGTGTTTCCATTTTAATTAATTCTTTGTACTCTTTTTCATATTTAGTTAAGATTTCTCTTCTATTTCCCACCTTTTTATATTTATTAATAAACTGTCTTGTTGCTGGAATTACGATAGATTTAACCTCTTCGCATTCCACATCTATAGCTTTCGGCTTTCTATTCTCTTTATTAAATAATTTTACAACATCCCTAATTATTAAATATATATTATAAATAAGATATGTTAGTATTTTGTATATAATCATATATAATAAAAATAAAATTAGTGGGGTTACAGCAACATACCACACATAATAAGCTATAATATCTGTAAATTGATATATATTAAAATAAATACTATTAGGTATATCCTTTAAAAATGCTGTAATTAACCAACAATCAGCCCAAACGAACAAGATTGTAAATAACTTCAATAACTTTTTACAACCCTTTTTCTTTTTATTTTTTATGATAACCCTTTCCAAACACTTACACACAGAATATAAGATTAGTGGTGACAAAAGAATTAATATTCCTATAAGAATATTATGGAAGTGGTTAAATAAAAAGAGTTCTTTTATAACATCTAAACTAGCTTTAATTATATCTATATACATAAATCCACCTACAATAAATTAAATTATTCTTATACTATAATTATACATATTTTAATTTAGTAGAATGGCAATAAAAAAGAGTCGTATTTCTACGACCCTTTATTTTTATTAAAGAATTAATATTCTTCACCTTCTACGATGTAGCAGTGGTATGCGTGTAATTTTTCATCGCCCATCATTGCTACATCCTTGTCACAGAGCCAAGCCTTAGCAAGTCTTGCATAAATGTCTGGGTTTTCGCCCAACACAGCATAATAATCACTAAACATCATATTTACTGTTGCCCAAAATGCTTTTTCACTAAACTTATCGAATTTAACTCCGAGTCTTTTAGCCATCTCGCCTGTCTGTTGTTCACTAAATTTCTCACCACGCTTAACAACGCTTCCGTTATTATCTGTAGTTTCCATTTCTTGAACCCACATCTTTAATTCTTTATCTGAAAGCATTTCTTCATTAGATTTTCCAAAACCCATTCGTGGTTGTTGACTCATACCTGAACGACCTGCCATATTTCTATAATTACCATAATTTGAGTAATTATCGTTTTGGTAGCTTCTCATTCTATTTTGATATTCGTTTCTATAGCCATTGTTATAAGCATTTCTATATTCATTACGATATTCGTTTCTATAATCCATTGGGTATTCGTCCATCATATACTCATCTTGATAGATTGGGTCATAGTATGGATATTCTTCGTAATGGTTTGAAGTATAATTACGACTGCGGTTACTTGAACCTCTGCGACCTCTTCTCATTTCAGGTTCGTAGCTATTTTCATATCTTGGCATAATACTATCTCCTTTTACTCTTATAAGATTTTCAATTGTTAGAAGGTTATTCCATATCCCCATAACGCCTACGAGGAGTCCTGTTGTCGGAATATTCCTCTCTAGGCCTACGCGGTTCAGAATCATAAGGGCGTTCCCTTGTATAGCGTTCTCTACCACTATTTCTAAGGTCTCTATAATCTTCCTCGTGTCCAAAACCTAACCTTCTTTTACGCTCTATATCCCCACCAAATTGTTTACTCTGTCTTCTTATTCTGGACATAAGTAGGTATCGTACTGCGTTAGTCATACTACACCTACCTTACTCAACAACATCAGTAGGTTTAGAGGTTTTCTTTGTTGTATTGGTTGTTCTTGCTACAGGAGTATATGCCGCAACCTGTACCTCGCTAGCGGCAGCTGCACCACCTGCGTCAGCCGTGGCAGTAGGAGCTGGAATAGCACGAAGTTGGTTATTTGGATAACAGCTCAATCCTGATAAAACTTTAAATACAGCAGATGTAGCTGAAGTAGAAACTTTTAGAGGATATCTAGTTCTAGTTCTTATTGCACAAGCAGTAACCTGCGCACAATCACATCTTACAAGTGGATATACAACAGTAGTATCCCCACCAATTGAAATTGCTACCGGCATATTAATTGTGGCAGTATCCGGTATTGTCTGAGTTATAACAAGACAGATTCTTTCACAGTTTCTAAGAGATGTGCTTGGAATATTAATAACTAATGTATCAACACCACCTACTGCTACAACAGTTACAGTATCCCCGAATACAAGTCTGTCACATATTCTACAATTTTTATTGCAATACATAATGTTCTCCTTAAATAAAGTCAAACAAGGGTACGAGAAAACTCATACCCTTGTCGAAGTAATATTATCTTCTCACTACACAATATATTTATGTAGGAAATGTGGTCTTCGGATGCTTAGTAATCCTAGCAACCACAGCAGTTGTTATTGCAACCACAACCGCAATTATTGTAGCCATAACCAATTCCAAACATACTTTGGTATGGACTACAAGTAATATAAGCAGGTTGTGCTACAGGTCTCAATGTATTAATAAGTGTTTGTGTTTGGGCATTGTTAGACAATTGAGCTGTAAGAGCTGCATTTTCTGCTTGCAAGCTTGAAATCTTCTCGTTAGTCAAGAAGTTAAGGATTGCAGATGTGCCGTCTCTTTGACTGTCTATGATATCCCTTGTTGTGCTGTGGATTGTGTTTTGAATGTCACAAGCGTTTTTAGCCGCATTATAATTTACTGCGTCAATAGCACGCTGTGTTTGGCAACAGCAATCTGATATCTCTCTTGAAATACCGTTAATACCGTTTTGAATGTTAAAACCTAAGTTACAAACAGCATTGTCTACACCGTGGAATCCTTGCATTATAGTTTGCTGTGTTCCGTTAAATCCTTGGCAAAGTGATTGTTGAATACCTGCCTGACCTAATTTCAAATCGTTAAGACTTGAAAGAACGGCGCTATTATTAAAACCAGATGCTACATCATTTGTAGTAGCAAGTTTACCAATTTCATAACCGTAAACGCCACCACCACCGAAGCCATTACCGTTGCCCCAGCCACCGTTGCCCCAACCTAACAAGAGCAACAATAAAATCCACCAACCGTCTCCGCCAAAGCTATTGCCCCAGCCACCGTTGTTTCCACTAGAATCTCTGCCGATTGCGTATCCTTCAGCAAATGAATTTCCGCCATTTTCGTACATTTATGTTTCCTCCTTAACGGATGTATTTATCAACCACAATATACTGCCGGCATAGATACTGTGGTAGGATATTCTTATTTAAGTCCCATTTTTCCAGCCAGTTGCATAATTTGCTGTTCACTGACACCTTGTTGTTTTGCCATCTGTAAAACAAACTCCTTAGGACTTCTGTTTCCCACCATATTCCTAGCTTGATTCAACCTTTGATTAAACTGTGGTGTATTAGCCATCATTTGATTAGCAATGACATTTAAATTTCCACCACTGTTTACAAAACTTAACATATTGTTTATTGGGTTATTTACTACAGGTGGTTTTCCACCACCTAAAATAGGATTTCCCATATCACTCCTCCACTAAACAAGCAAGAAACCTATCTAACTTGTTATTTATGGAATTTAATAAATCCATAACCTGTATATGATTAACTTTCATTAATACATATAAATCCCTTATATTTTCAACATTATTTATAGACTCTTCGTCAATAACACTACAAAGCATCATCCGCAACATCACCTTCCTTTCTATATTTAGGTTCCGGGTTAAGGTATTGTTTTAGTTTAGTTACCTCGTCCTTAACATAATCAAATTCTTCCCTAGTAACGGTTCCCTCGGGTTGGGATTGGCTTGTTGGTGTGCCAACTTCCGGAACCTCCATTAACTTTAAATACCTAATAGACGCCTGACATTGTGAATTAGAAGTTTTAATATATGCCATTGGATTATCGCAGTCTATTAACATACCACAACTGTTTGGAGGCATAATATATGCCTTAGCTCCCTCAACACCATTTACATAAGCTACAAATGTAGGACTCGTTGGTGCTGGTTGTTGGTATTGCTGATTCTGTTGTTGGTAATTAGTATTAAACTGAGTATTATACTGATTATTAAAAGGTTGTTGCCCTTGTGTTGGAATACCCTGTTGTTGGTTCATATTAGGATTTTGTGGTTGTTGGTATCCTGCATAATAAGGATATTGATAACCCGGATTATAAGAATTATTATAACCGTATCCATTTACTCCATAATTTCCACCCATATATTTTGCCATTTCTACCCTCCTCTTGTTTAGCACAAAAATAGCAATAAAAAAGCCCTATGCTAAAAGCATAAGGCAAAGGACAAGTTATTGTCGGTGGGATTCAACAGTGCAAAATAGCCTGTCCTCTACCTCACTTAGACAATAACATAGATATTTAGTTGTTTAAATACTGGAAAAGTAACTATTTTTCCAACTTTTGTCTATAAATATACTTCTTATTCTTAATAGATTGTAATTCTACACAGTAATATTCGGATAATTCACAATCCGTATAACATCCAAACTTATCTGTAAACGCCCTTAGACAAAATTCTATAGCTTTTGGCTTAAAACCAATTAGTCTACATCTTTCTTCTAATTGTTCTGGTGTAGAACCGTTAACTTTAAACTTGTTTAGTTCTTCGTATTTTATTTCTAATTCTTTATACTTAATTTGTAATTCATCGTAACTCTTTTCAACCTTGATATAACTTCCTACAAAATAACTTATATAGGACATTAGAGCACCTAATATACCGGATATAACAATGCTATAACTGCCATCAGGAACTATTAATATGGCTATAGCAAATATAATAATAGAGGCTTTAAGACAATGCTTCATACTCTTGCTATGCCACTGAAACTTATATCTGCCTTTGGTCATAAAGTACGACATAAACATAAAGACAAATTGAACTAACTTATTCAATATAAAAGAAAAAGCGGTCAGTGCCATAACTACTAGCACAAAACCGCCTATCCGATACAATTTAGTTAGCATATCAAATGTCTTTTTCGATACACTAAATTTCTTCATTGTTATCTTTGTGTTCTCTCCTCTTTGATTTCAAATAGGTTTCTCATATCCCTATGTGCACTATCTTCGTCTCCGAATATCCATAGTGAACAACCACCTGGGTCCCAACCAAAAACTCTACCGAAGAATTTCTTTACTTTGTCAGAGAATCTCTCTTGAACAGCTTGTGTTTTGTTTTCCATAATTTTATACCTCCATATAGTTCTACCAAGGCATATATCGCAATAATAAAAGCGAAATAGTCTATGGCACATAAAATTAGGACAACATAATTAAATTTAACATCAAATATCGCTCCCACACGACCAAATAAGAATGTTGCACTGTACAAAGTAAGAAGTAAATATAATATACTGTTGTCTATAATACATAATATATTGTGTTTCCAGTCACCCATATTGAAGAACACAGGTAATACTACAATACACACTAAATTAAATATGTTTTGGGTTATTCCGGTTAAAAAACCTGCGACAAATGTTTCCAGTCCTGCTAATACTACACAAGTTATAGTCTTAGATTTACATAGAATTTTATAAATTAAAGTTAATTCTACTAACTTAATACAAGTTCTTATTGCTATTTGTGTTGTAATTCCTACTTCTGGAACTAAAGAATAATCAGCGGCAAACCAAAGTATACCAAACAACCTAGCTACCGCTGATATAATAACTAACACAATACATATTACAGCAACAGAACTTGCAAAAGTTCTATTAGCTTCTAAATGTTTATTTTGTTTTGAGTTCGACATCGAATCCTCTTCTTGCTACTTCTAAAATTAGGTCCTCAAGTTTAATTTCTTGAATGCCTTCACAAGCAGGACGAAGAGCCAACTCATTATACAGATTTTTCCAATGACTTTCTTCCTTGCAAGCAGTATCTAATAGATTTTGTACTTTTTCTAATTGTGATAGCAAAAGCGCTTTTTCATCTTCTAGGTTTTGTATTGTAATTTCCAGACCCTTTACATAGTCTGAAGATTCAGATACTTGTTGAACGACCTCTTGTATAATTGGTTGCACATCTTCTGGTTGAACTGTTACTGAAACTTGTACAGGATTTTCTGTAACAGGTTCTTCCTGTACACACTGACAGTCTTCACAAGGCTCTACACAATCACATTCTTGCTCGTTGTCTTCTGAAACTAATTCTATAAGATTATCGTCGTCTATTGCCTCAACCTTAGTTGTATCCTCTACATAGTATGGGTTAGGTTGGGGTTCGTTTGTATAAATTTTTTCATAAAACATTGATACATTTTGGTCAAATAAATCTTTATCAAATCTGAACCAAATATTATTAGACCTATGCTTAAATACATAAGTCTTTTCATTACCTTGCTTTAATTCATTTATGGCATCAACCATATCGGCTCTCTTGCTAACAAGATATTCCATCTATTCCCTCCATCTAAAAACTAGACCTAAAATTATTTAAAAGTTCTACAACTTTTTCTGGGTGTATTATACTTAGACCAAATCTGGACTCTAGCCAAGTTACTATAACATATCCGGTTAGAACAACCAACCCAACGACGAAAGCCCAACCACATATCCTAGATGTCGTTTTACTAAAACTTAATATATAAGTTCCAATAACATCTATTGATTTACACAACATTAATGTAATTGCAATAACAATATAAAATGGTGTGAATATTGCCAACATTAATATCATCATTGACAATCCATAAGACCTATCGTTATAATCTTTTTCGTCCTTTCTTGCAATACCTGTTATATTGCTAAAATCAAACTCTAAAATAGGTCTAAATGCTTTGTAAAATGCTTCGTTGCGTGTTTGTTTGGCTAATGTCTTTTTAGCGTCCTGCCTGTATTTATCTGTCTTAGCAGAACCTTTAATAATTTGTTGTCTTTGTTTTTTAAGGTCTTCTAAGAATTCTTTATTGTCTTCGTTAGACGGATTTATAGCTTCGGCAGTAGCCGATAATTGTACAGCCACATCAATCTTATCTTTAATATCATCGATATTCTGTATTGGAGTGTTTTGAACATCCATAAACGCTTTCTGAGTAATATTGTTCAGCGGTTCGGCAACATTACTGCTAAAATTAGTTAAGGGTGTTAATGCACTCTTGGCTTCTGCCTCGCTATTATTTTGCTCGGGTAATGTGGATTCCGGTTTAGTAGAGTCTGGACTGCTTAATAAGTCTTCGTCTAATAATAAATCGTCTTTCATTCCTATCTCCAATTACCTTATAACTAATTATTTTTAGTTACGGTTAAATTATAACACATATCTACAAATAATGCAACTATTTATGTAGAATTTATAGACTTTTGTTACACTATAATTATACTGTTTTATTTATTTACAATTTGTTTATTTTTGCTTGTCTTTAAAATTTCTTTATCTGGTTTTCTTTTTGTCACCCAGAAACCACAGGTTGTACCCAAGTTATTTCCATAACTATTTCCAGTAAATTCTCTTTTCATAATAATATATCTCCTAGCAACATTTTTGTTTCATATCTTTAACATATCTTCTGTTAGATATATCTAACAACATTTCAAGTTCTTCCTCGCTTATATACTTTAAGGCTTCTGATAAAGGAAGGTTTAAAAACATATATTTATCTTTTATATTATGTTGAATATAATATTTATTCCAGAAATATACATTAGCAAGTGAACGAGACTTATGCATATCGCAAATATGTTTCAATTTTTTAAATTCTCCGTTTACCTCGTAGCAGTATGCCAAGCAATCAGCACAACCTCTTGCAACAGGACAGTTCTTACATTCGTCATCATACATAGTTTGTCTCTTTGCACAATGTAGACACTCGATAACCTCATTTCTTGTAATGCCATCTTCAGTGGTTCCTATAAAGAGGTCTTTATTTGGGTCCCCCATAGAAATTTCACTATATCTATTACAGCAGTAAATTTTTCCGTCATACTGCATAAAAGCCATACGACCATTACCACCGCACCAAGTTCCATCAAAGTCATACTCATCTGTAAAGAATTTTTCTGAAAAGAACCCAAACTCTCTATTCTCGTAATTTCCGGTGTAAAGATTCATTGTGTTTACGACATATTGTTTTTCTAAAAACCAGTCAGCAATTTTCTTTAATTCAACATATAGTTTTTTGGCATCTTCCAAAGACCATACATCCTCAAATACACAGTTTGCCGGAACTTTTTGGAATTGTAGTGTATCAAATAAATTTATTGTTGCCTCGGATAATTTGTCTATGTTCTCGTGTGAAACTGTAAATTTAGTTCCTACCTGGGCATTATTACCTAATACATTTCTAAACTTTTCTAAGTTTTTTACAGCAATATCATACGATGGGGCGTTAGTTAATTTAAACCTTCTACAAGTATCGTGAAGTTCTTTGTTCCCATCAATGCTAACACCAACACTGAATTTATTTTTATATCTTAGTAGTAGTTTTTCGATTTCGTCGTTGTATATAGTGCCATTAGTGCATATTCCGAATAAACTTCTGCACCATAAATTTGGATTATATTTCTGGCATAATTCATAGTAATAATCGCACAACTCTATTACAGCCTTATAATTTACAAGTGGTTCTCCACCTATAAATTGAATGCAGGGAGATATTGACTCTGAATTAAAGAACATATATCCATTCCAAAAATTCTGGTCATTTGTAACTATACTTTTCAAGAATTTTTTTGCTTTATCTACATCAACCATTTCCTTATTCTTAGAATGCTGGTAACAGTATGTGCAGGCTAGGTTACAATCGCCCGTAACCTGAATTGTGATGTCTTGTCTAATTAAACTTTTGTTCCTAGCAAATTTCATAGATTATAATATTCGTTCTCCTATAAAAATTTAACAACAATCTGTACAACCGGGTGTAAAACTATTATACTCAGCTTCCGTATTAGTGCACGCACCATCACAACCACCTTCGCATCCATAGCCGCAATCACCAGTACAACTTCCCGAACAACCACCTGTACAACTGGAAGAACACGCTCCTCCGCATCCACTACATCCGGTACAAGAAGTACACCCATCACCACAACTTCCTGTACACCCGTTTGAGCATAATCCGGTACAAGATGAAGCACACCCTGTTGTGGTACTATTTACGGCATACCCAGATAAAACTGCCGTCTGTTGTGATAGATAAGCATAACTACCTTGTCCTGTAGCAAGAATTTTAGTTGTATTTGCTGTAGGAATTGTTATTGCAGAGGAACCTTTTATTTTTTGAAGCGGAATTGCTACATTTGCAAATGATGGAGCTGCGTTGGTAATAGATTGGGGATACTGAACATAGGTGTCTGTTAAAATTACTGGGCAAGTTATATCTATTGGAGCAAAGACTCCCCCAGAATTGCTTTTTCTTTCACAAGTAATCGTTACGGATATACCTGAGGATGTCTCTTGAACCGTATAATACACCGTATGCGTACAAGAATAAGAGGCTCCATACCAACTCTTCCACGAACAAGTAACATCAAAAGATTTATTTTGAACTATGTAATCTCCTGTACTATATGATGTAGATGAATTTAAAGTTATAGTTGCGGCATAACTTGACGCAGAAGGAGATTGAGTAAAGTTTTTATCTGTAGAAGAAGGTTTTGTGTATGTTACCTGAAAATAAATATTACCTATATGAAATCTGGCATAGGTACCATATAAACTGCTAGAATCTGTATTTAATGTAAGGGTAGAAGTTTTAGTTACTACACCTGTGCCATCATCGGCGTCCATATCAGTAAAAGAAGCTAGAACTGTGCTCATAGAACCCCAAGATTTAGTAATAGTTTCAGTTCCGCTCTTTGTTGCCAGTATCTTTTCACCTCTTACAGCTTGATTAGCAACAGCCCTCTCTGGGAAAGCTCCAGTTTTATTTCGTCTATCCGCTTCCGCATTAACTCTATCAACCAAATCATTAATATCCGATGCTGTGATAACTCCACTACCTACACCAGAAGAACCTGAACCTATGGTAAATGTAGAAATACTATCATCAATGAGTTCCATTTCAACTTCTGGAGATGTAATTATTGGTTCGCCTTTAATAATTGGAACCGCATATAGTGCTACGACATTAATGGCTTCTGAAGTTCTAGTCAATGTTAAGGTGTGACTTGTGAAAGATGCTTTTAGAATATCATCCCCAAGTATTACCTGACCTTCTTCACCTGCGTTAATTAGTATAAAATCTTCCTGACCGTTTCCTTCAATATCAATTTGAATAGTGGAAGCAGTAAGGTCGTATATTTCTACCTTATTGTTATAAAATTCTACTATCGGTTTCATATCTTATTCCCATACCCCCATTAAACCTATTGATTTTCTATAGTCGTTCATATTTTTTAATCGTGTTCTTACATCTAAATAAAGATTTTCTTCATATGGATATATATTTGTAATCTTTAGATATTCAAAAGCCCAGGCTAAAACAAACGGGTCAATCTTATCAAAATCTTTAATTTGTTCTAACTGTTCTTTTAAAGACTCACCTAATACATTAGCATTACCCCTATTAATATCCAACATAAATTTCATTAATAATAGGGTGCCTTCCGATATATTCAGCATTTTTTTACATATAAGTAAAAACTGTTCATTATATATGCTATCTACAGACTGCTCTTTTCCATTCAGCATAATTAAATGAAAAAGAAACCCGACACTTTTATCCAGGTATTCTTTACTATAACAATTTTGCAAAAGTGAAAAATATTCTTTTATTGATGTAATATCGTATCTATTATTATCTTTTAGATACTCCTTTATTCTGGAGATTAAATAAGATTCTTTTTCAAAGTTAGCCGATAAACTTGTATCATTAAACTTAGATGTTAGTTTTTTGAATTCATCCCCTACATATATTAGTACGGATTTACCGGGATTAGTTTCCAACCATTTCATTGCCCCGGAAATACTTCTTGTGGCTTCATAGATATTTCCAAACCACGGAAATTCAATTTCTATTTTTTGATATAATTCATATGTTTTAAAAGAAGTTACATTGACCTTTTTTAATTTTTCTGTGTAAGGTTTTAACAGATAACGAACATTATTATTAAATAGTTGTATTTGACCTAGAATAAACTTCCAATCAACTAATTCACTTTCAATAAAACCTTTTAATGTTTGACCCGTGTGACTATATTCACAAAAAGCATCAATGTGGTAGTCCTTTACAGCTTCTACTATTGTAGAAAAATAACCCTTGTAATATTCGGTAATATCTGTATCAGTATGCTGGTCTACAACATACCAATCAAGATTATCGTCAACTAACTTATTCCACGCATACCTTGAATATCCTGAAACAAGCTCTAAATTTTGTTGTTGTACCATTGCATCCCCATAATCAGGACTAATTACAGAGTAATGACTAATTATTTTATTATTTGGAAATGCCTTCGCCATATATAAAGCATAAGCCCCGTCAGAATAAATATGAATATCCTGCCCTTCAGGAATTCCTTTAACTTGGGCAAGATATTCACACATCTTTTTCTTTCTGTGGTCTTCGTCCCTATATAGTATTATATCACCATTAATATTGTAATTTGTTAATAAGAAGTCTTTTAGTGACAGAATCATAAATTACCTTAATAAATAAAAAATTTCCGGTTTAAGGATAACCGGAAACCTTTATACTATATAATATTTATCCAAACTCTACCGTCTACCTGAACATTACTTGTTCCCCAAACTTTATAGTCTGGAATACTTGAAACTCTACCAAGGATTCTATCTGGATGTTTTCTTGCTTCTCGTTTAGACATTTTTCTGCCTATTCCGTTAATGCTACATCCTACATAATCCCCTACACTTAAATTATACGAATCTTCCATATATAATAATGCACGACCTGCTAATGCTACAGGAACTGAATTCTTATCATCACCCATACAAGTACCAAATGTATCAGATACTATAAACATTCTACCTTGAGGATTTATTTCTTGGCAAGGTTTTACAAAATCACATTTATCAGGGTCTTCCGTTACTATGTATCCAGGTTTAACATTATCGTAACATAAACGATATTCCGCATAGTCATTGTATACAGCACCGTAAACTTTTGAAGAATGTAGTTCACCGTTTGTAACATAAGTTCCGGCGTCACTTGTATTGGATGTTTGATTTGCCGCTTGAGCACCTACACCAAGTAGAAATAACTTAGTTGTTACTTTTGTACCATTAATACTTGCGGCAGGACCTTGAGGACCTTGAGGACCAGTAGGACCTTGAGGACCTGTTCCACCACCTGGACCTGTTGGTCCCGTTGGACCGGTATTTCCTGTTTTTCCTGTTGGACCTGTTGGACCTTGTGGACCTGTAGGTCCTGTTGAACCGGTAGGTCCAGTATTTCCTTGCTTACCAGTAGGACCTGTAGGACCTACATTACCAGTTGCACCTGTTGGACCTACATTA